CAATAGTTTTTCAACATCATCGAAAAACTTATCAAAACCCAATGTGGTTTGGGAAAGTGGACCGAAAGAAATGCGTCCTAATGTCATAGTTTTTTCTCCTTTTAAGCGAGTTATCAAAAGCGGCGACCCATTTGGCATCGCCTTCCATATTTATATTCAAATCAATAATCTATTGATTTTTTACCTATATTGTATTTTGTGATTAGTTGCCAATCATCTTTTTCTTTGAAAGAAATAATCTTTATTTGATGTAAAGGTGCAATATTATCTTTCATCAAAATTGGATTAAGAATCTTTACAAGACCCCATTCTTCTAGGAGTTTTGCAATTGCGTTTCGTCTTTGAATATCATTCTCAGTCAGATTAGATGGTTTTCCATCTAACGCAAATAACTCTTTGAAATGCACGATATAATATCTGCCCTGCTTATGCAGAATGTGGCATGACTGGTACAACACTTTTTCCTTGCGGGAAGATACGCCAATTCTGGTAAGTGTTTCTCTTACCTTTAAAAAATCATCCTGTTCCGTCAAGGTGACTTCTATAAATTTAGACAAGTCTACCATCATTACCTCTTAGTCAATCCACCCGTTTGGGTTTGTTCTTTTAATTGTTGGATTTGTTCTTTGCTAAGTAAGCGGAGCGCTTCTCGGGCTTTTGTATCGGAGAAACCAAAGACAGTCTTTATACATTCCAAATCGTCACTTTTCTCAGACTTTATCCACTTCGCAAACGGTCGTTTCTGTGACCTGACGGTATTTAGTAAAAAGTCATTTTGCAACTTCTTGTCGATAAAATGTCTGCGGTTCATCTCATTTGCATACAAAACGCAGTCTTTATGATAAGATAAGCTACGATTTACCAAAAAAGAAACATAGTCTTTTTCTGTAATTTCATCGACAATTAACTGTTTCTTATTTTGTAGTATTGCATTAACATAATCAAAAGGATTACTCATGTCAACATCCTAATCAGACCAACGGTATCGATGGTAGTGAGTAAAACATAATTAGCAAGGAGGCCAAATGATTTCCGAGTATAAGCAGCCCAAGCATACAAAGCACACCCAATAATCCAAATAGGATAAAGAACAAGTAACGGAGGGTTCGGTACCGTAAGAGCCATCGTAACACTACAGCCAATGCTAATACCCCAAGCAAAAAGTTCAACAATAAAACGCCAACGATTAGACTGCCAATCATCTTTTATCCATTCGAATATTCCGGTAAATACATCATTCATACAAACTCACAATTTACCATCAACTCAGTTAAGCAGGCAACAGTATTAATTTCTTGGTCTGCAACAAACGCAGCCTTGTATTGATAGTCAGCAAGAATCAAAACTGCTTGTGGAATTGATGCGGGTTTCATTGTATCATACATTGCATCATATAATTTACGGAACAATGTATTACTATCTATTTCATTTGATGCAACCCATTTACGAATCGCACCAAAATCTTTTTGTTGAACAAACTTTACGATTTCTGTAATCGATACATCACCAATTTGTGCAAGAATACCAGTATCAATCTTACCAAATTGTGAATATCGTTGAAGTTCATTTAATACACGGCGAAAATCTGGAAAATGTTTCTTAACAAGTTCTGCAATAACCGCATCATCAAAGTCAACTCTTTCACTTTGCAAAATTGTCTGAGTTCTCTTAAAGAACGCAGATGCCATCTTGGCTTTCTCACCATTCTTTAAACCAAATTCAATAACTGCACACCGTGAATGAAGTGGTTCAATAATACGATTCTTATAGTTACATGTAAAAATGAACGAACAGTTCGGTGCGAATTCTTCAATCGCATTACGAAGCGCAGGTTGAGTTGAGTTTGGATTTAGATAATCTGCTTCATCAATAATGATGACCTTACGACCACCAGATAGTGACATTGAAGAGGCATAGTTTTTGATTTTGGTTCTGAAAGTATCAATACCGCTTTCATCAGAACCATTGATAACCATGAAGTCGCAACCGATTTCGTTGCACATTGCTTTTGCTACTGTTGTCTTTCCTACGCCTGCACCACCACTCAATAAGAGATTAGGAATCTGTTTCTGATTCACATATTCTTGAAATGGTTTCTTTAGGCGTTCAGGTAGAATACAATCTTCGATTGTTTGTGGACGATACTTCTCTGTCCAAAGTAGATGTTCCATAATAACCTTTCACATAAATCATAATTTAAAAGTGGGGCTTTCGCCCCACATCTTACGCAACTCTACGAACTCTGTCGCTTTGTGTGCGATTTTTGGCTTTTGGTAACTTTTCAATGTTACCAATTACACGCTTACCACCTTTTGAAACAGGAACAATTTCGTTTATTTCAAATTCATCTGACAATGAAAGCGGTACATCAAGTGCTACAAGTGCCTCATCACGGGTCATTGTATCTCTTGAACCTACTGGTGCAATTATACTACGATTCTTAAGCATTGTCAAGGCAGAATTCAAATCTTCAAGGAGATATTGAACACGAGCCCAACTATCAAAGGTATACTTCGAACCGCCATCACCTTTTACACTCTCTTTACGAGCATGCTTTTGGTCAGCATTGTGTTTGGCAAATGACCAGTCGTGTATCTGATACTTAGTCTTACCTGTTGCGTTCTTGTATGGCACTTTCGTACCTTGTGCATTGATACGCTTGAATTCTTCATCCAAGAACCATTGCACAAACAAGGCATCATCAACAACCTTGAAACTACCATCAATCTCTTTCTTTTTACCCCACACATTACCTTTTTGCATGAAGAACGAAAGGGTATAGAACATATTGTAGAATGATGACTTCGTAAATTTACTTAGTTTCTTTGCATCATATTGAGAACAACCATCGGCCATCACCCTCAAAATTTTACGAGTGGTTTCCTTATCAGCATCGGTTACTCTCAATTTACCTTTAGGATATGAACCTAAGATGTTATCTAAAACATCGGTATCATAACCATCATACATGTTATTGCAAATATACATTAACATTTCTGCAACAAATAAAGTGTCACCTTTGTGGTCAAGAGAATACTCACCTGTCATACCAGAACCAATGTTATTAAACATGTCTCTAACATTCATATCATTCAAACAGATATTGTTTAACCAACGATTGGTTGGGTTGTAATTGAGAATACGCTTTTCATGCTTTGTCATTGGCATCATACTGTTGGAAGTAATGAAGATACGAGCAAGTTCACGCAAGTCGCCCGTTTCATACACAACAACGATAAGTGGAATAGAATTTTTCAAGTGAAACTGAATTTCTTCAGGAAGCTTATCGAATGTGCCTTCAATATCAATCACACCTTTCTCACCTTCAATTTGCATTGAAATAGTTTCTTCTGGTTTAAAGTAGTATTCACTACTGAAGAAACGGTCATAAGTGTCAATTCTGTGTTGACCATCAAGTACCAAATACTCATAACCCAAATCTAAAAGACTTTGGAAGTATGCCAAGTTTTCTTCGATGAAACGAAAGTTGGTTGCAGTTGGAATTAATTGTTGTTTTAGTTCTTCAACAATTGGTGCAATAGCCGCAAGTTGAAAACAGTCTTTAACGGATGCACCGTTAAATGCAGTAAACAAATAGGAGTTTACTTTCGCATCATGCCATCTTACGAGCAATCGTTGCAATCGCTCACGGTCATAATACAGTTTGTTATTTACATGAAGATTGTAAAGAAATTCTGGTGATTTAGAATATGCTTTACCGCTAATTTTTTGTGTCAAATTTACTATATTACTTTTCATACTAATCTCCTTAGAGAAATATTTAAAAATGGTAACCTTAGTTACCGCCTATCAAATCTAAGTCCTTGGACTTAAATGAGATTCTTTTGTCGATTAATCTCTTTCGTTTAATCGAGCAACCACATCAAGATAACTGTCTGTAACTTGCCATGAATTTCCTGTTACACCAAAAATTATGGTTACAGAATTCACTTCGATAGTTTCAGGGTTTGTAAAAACGGACTCAAACACAGACATGACATGATTTGGATTAATGGCAATACTATCACTAGCATTGCCTTTAAATGCATTAGTAAAGTATTTGAGTGCCATTATTATACGGCCTCAAATTTAGAACCTGCTTCAGTAGAAATGTAATACTGAAGTGGAACATTTTTGTTTTTGAAGTGTGAAACGCCTTTTGAAGAAATTGCAACTTCATAAACACCAGGTAAAACTTTGGTTAGATTTTCAGTTTTAAAAATCATTTTAAATTTGTTGCCATTGCCTTCTGCAATTTCAAGTGCATCGGTATGAGCAGCATCGTTTTGTAAATCAAGTGTGACGATACTTACTTTTTTACCATCAGATTCGATTGCAATGTGTGGTGAAGAAAGAACAGAAGCCGCACGGAGAACCCAATCAAAATCTTCTGAAGAAAATGTAAATTTGATTTCTGCTTCAGGCATTACGAATTGTTTCTCAGGAGGAGTAACAATCATTGTTGGTTCACAGAAACGATATTTAATCTTACTGCGACCTTTGTTACCAACAATCACAACATGTTTTTCATCAAACTCAAATGATGGGTCGTCTTTGTGTAAAGAAACAACCGACAAGAAATTGTTTAAGTCATACACACCAAAGTCAGCAGGAATTTCTTCCTTGATTGTAACTTCAGCAAGAATGTTTTTATGTGACGAGACAGTTTTAAGTGTCTTGCCTTGTTTAAAGAAGATACCTTGATTGATTGTTCCAAAGTTCTTCAATACAGATAGTGTTTCACCAGAAAGTTTCATTTAATACCTCATAATTAAGATTTGTCAATAGAATACAGTATATCATGTTCATATAAAAACATGAGGCAACAAAGTGCATGAGCTAAGTGATGTTTACCTGATTCTGTATCCATCTGTTCGCCTTCTTTCCATGCCCATAAATGCCTTTGTAATGCATCAAAATACCTGCGTTTGGAATCTGGAACATTTTTCCAATTATCAGGTTCGTATTTTTCTGCACCAAAAGTTAATACATCAACAGTTGCTTTTAATGCAAGTGGTGGAAGTAAACCATATTGTAGTTTACCGCCATCAAACTTGCGACCTCCCGTTGTAGCAGTTTGACTTGCTGTAACTAGGTCTTTTTTAATCATAGTTTACCTGTGTATTGTGCTACAGCAGGCATGTTGCCAGTAAACGCATATGTTCCAATATGTTGCGTTTTCATCCAAGGACACAAGAAGATTTTGCCACCCATTTTACGCCACATCTGACAGAACATATAATCTTCACTCAGATATCTGTCGGAACCACCTCCAACGATGGACTCTTTAGTGTCGATTACTGTATCAAAGTAAGCATGAATGTATCTTGTACCATCAAAATTAGCCTGGCCAACATGGTCTGGTTTGTATCGAATCATTGGATATTCTTTTTCCATTTTTTCAAATACTTCCCGTTTAACCATCATAAAACCTGTGCCGATTTCCATCACTTCAAGTGGTTCGGTAACAGTAAATTGTTTTGTGCCTTTTACAACATTGAAAACATATTCTCCAACTAATTGTTCTAGTTCTCTTGGTTCCATATTTGGTTGAGAACGAGCAGCTTGTGCAACATTACTCCAATTAATTGATTTTTTAGGATAAGGACCACCAATTACATCCTTGTCCAATGCCATACAGGCAAGAACATCTTGTGGATTGTAGTGAATGTCCGAATCAATGAATAATAAGTGTGTGTGGTCTGAGCGGAGAAATTCGTCAACTAGGTAATTTCTAGCTCGTGTGATAAGTGATTCATTGAACAAGAATGAAAACTTAGTTTCGATTCCATATTTGTTCATAGTTGTCTGTAAATCGAGGCTTGATTTGATATACAAACCATGTGCCATGCCACCATACATCGGTGTTGCAATAAACAGTTTATTTTTTCTTAGTTTTTCTAATTCAACTTTAATTTCCATGACAACTCCATAAACGAAAAAGAGGAAGTGGTACCTATATGTATCACTTCCTCTATTACTTTTTACCCTAAATTAGGCAAAAGCACGCTCACCTTGTGAACGAACTGCAGCGATACCAGCGGCAACAATGCGCTTGGTAGGAGTGCCAAGACGATAGAAAGAAACTTTATCGCCACTAGCATTGATACGGCTATTCAAGTAAATAGCATGACCTTCGTTACGCAACTCATTAATGGTTGCAGAAGGATTTGCAACACCAAAAACAGACTGCATCTTTTGTGCGGTCAAGGTGTTATATTCGCTGTCTTTAGAAAGATATGCAAGAACTTTTTGTTTTGCTGATTTCATTACAAAATACTCCAGTATTAAAATGGTCTCACTAGATAAACATTTGAGAGGAGACCGTTCTCTCAAATTAAAAACAAGTATATCATATAATGCGCTGGTTGTCAATAGATATACAGGTAAAGAATAAAAAACTCCCACAGTCTACCTGTGGGAGAAGTGCCGAACTACTATTAGAAAGGAATATCTTCCACTTTAACATCAACAGGTTCTTCAGGTTCAATTACAGGGGCAAGCAACTGTTCTGCCGAAGCACCTGCATCAACTTTGGTATACAAATCAACGAATGATGCCTTAGTGTCATCATCGAAACGATTCAAACAGAGGGTAATTGCCTTCATTTTATCACCAAAGATGCCGTATGTTTCAACAATATGCACCAAACGGCGAGTAGAAATCACTTCGTCACAACCGCCATCGGCGAATGTTTTACGAATCACATCAGCCCATGTAACAAGTTTCTCGGCGAAATCATTGTCAGCACGACCAACTGAGGTCAATTCTTTTTCGATAATCTTACGCTCTGTTTTAACAGGAGGAAATTCCTGTTCCATTGTAGTGCGGAATCTTTCCAAGAAAGCTTCGTTAAGAACATTGGTAAACATGTAACGACCATCGTCACTACCTTTACCTTTTGTATTCGCAGTAGCAAATACTGTAAAACCAGGTGCAGGTGTAATTAATTCACCTTTCTTTTTCAACATGAAAGGTTTGCCTTCAAGAACCCGTTGTAAAGAGGAAAGGTTCTGAGCACCATAATCAATCTCATCGATACACAATACGGCACCTTGACGAGCAGCAGTGGTCACAGGACCATCACGCCATTCCATATTACCATCAATCAGAACATAGTTACCAAGTAGGTCACTTTCATCGGTTTCAGGTGTCATTGAAATGCAAACGAATTTGCGTTTTGCTTTGGCACATGCCTGTTCAATAGACATTGTTTTACCATTACCAGAATGACCAGAAATGAAAACAGGAAAAAATCTCATCGATTGAACGATTGAAAGAACATCATCAAAGTTGCCAAATGCTACATAATTTTTGTAAACATTAGGAACTAGGTTAGTATTGTCCAAATCAGTTTGGACATTTTGAATTTTGTGTTCAGATTTTTCAACTGGTCTTGTCATTGGAACAACCTGTGCTTGTAGTGCAATTGTTTGAGAAGGTTGTGCAACAGAGGCAGAACCAGGTACTTTGTAAACGCCACGCTTTACACGATTCACATCATCATTAGTGAACCAGTAAGGATGAGCAATATCTACTTTACTACAAATTTCTTTAATTTCATCGGTCGTTACAGTAGGTTTACCAAGAGCAACAATTGCATTAATAAACTTTTCACGAATTTCGGCACGCTTAGTCATAATATAAAAACTCCTATTCACAATTTACACATCAATTTTAACACGGCTAATCTCAAATGTCAACCAGCCGTGTCGCATTTAAACAACACTCAGGCAGCAATGCCTTGAATGAACTTCGATACGAGCACTCGGTTAATTTGCTTCTTTTTATTCATTTTCATAAACGCAGTTTTCAACTTATTTGCGGTTACTTTACCTTCGATTTCAATTTCTTCTTCTTCGGTTTTCAGGTCATTACCACCGGCAACCAAGAAGAATGAATTGAAACCTTGAGTATTGGATACAAGGAACTTTTCTGCTTTGAATTGTTTTGTAACATCTTTCACTTTTTGCTCAATAGCATATTGTTCTTGCCAACGATTTGGGTCTCTACGGGTTTCTTCGTATAAGTCAGCATAGGTTTTGCCATCAGCAAGAACATAACGATGGTTAATTGTACCACGAACCCAAGATGGTCGACCATCAGGAATCAGGAAGAAACCAAATACTTTAGAACCAGTTGTTTTCTTAAACCATTCAAGTGCAACTTGCATATACACATCACGATTCTTGGTACTAATCTTCATTTCAAAGTTATTTTTGGTATCACGGAAAATCACATTCTTGTTTACAGTATCAACACTACTATAACCCATCTTCTTAACTGGTTTGCCATCGCCATCGGTATAATCTTTTTCGTCATTATAGTAATTTGTCCAATCAGAATCGCCATCGTGAACAATTACCAAACTGGTCATATCAAGATTGTTTGTTGCCTTGAATGTTTTCATCACTTCGGCAGTTGCAACAATTGCTTGAGTTAATGGTGTATTTGAAAGGTGTTCACTTTCAGGACGACCACAATCGCCACCATAACGACCACCTTCGAATGATTTTTTCAATAGAACCATATTACGCAAAGATGCATTGAACTCAGCATTGGTCATTTTGTTGTTGATATATTCACGCAAGAATACCGTATCTAAACCTAATGACTTGATAGGTTGTTCAAAACAATTTTTTCTGACTTTATTATATTCATGTTGTTGTTCATAGGTTGTTAGACCAAGGTCTTGCCAACGGGACTCAATTGAATCACCGAAACCATATACAACAAAAGGAATATTCACTTTGCGACAGAACATGGCAAGAACCAAAATCTGTTCAATTGAACCTGCCATATTGTTTGACATAGAACCAGACTTGTCGAGCAATAGAACCAAACCATGATTCTTACCTTTTGGTGTCAACATCACTTTACGGAAGATGTTATCATCAAATTTATATGATGCCAATTTATTAATATC